AGTAGGTTTCGATGTTGTTTCTTCCGGCATTTTTCTTTATTCGTTGTAGAACATCGTTCCAACCGGAACCTGCTCTTTTAATTGGATGAATTGTATCATGTGTGATCGGAGGAGATGAGATCGTTCTTTTGAGCTCTCCCTTCTCTTCACATGAACAAGTAAGAGGATCATCTTTCTTTGCGATAGTGACAAATCGTTCTTCGATCTTGTCACACTTTATGCAGCGATAGTCGTAGTTGGGCATGTTGAAAACCAATAAGGTGTTTGTGTGTTCTTCCACTCCATTTTGAAGCGTTCTTGTTTTGTCATATAAAATTTGCGATAGGACTCAACGGGATCGGACTCGTCCATACATTCCGGATTGCTTTTCATAGCTAATCGAAATGGTGTCATTTCAATGTCCGGAATATTGTTTGGTGTTGTTTTGAGGTGTTCTCGTAAAGACCTATCGGTAAGGTGAATTTTTCCGTATCGTTTTGTATACTCGTCACAAAGAGCAATAAAAAGTTCATAATGCCAGAGGTAGTTTTGGGATGATTCGCGAGTCCATACCGTACAAGGATGGTTAAAATGAACCGCATTGTATAAATGATGCTCGCGAGTATCGCCCAACATATAATACTTTGACATCGTTTTTCCACTCTTGGATCGTTTCTTTGTTTCCACACCATCCAACATACGGTGAGCAGTTGAGAGCATTTGTGCAGATTCAACGACCATCTTTGGTACGTGTTTGTCACAATGCATTGACGCAGCAGTACGTGGATCTTCATCAAGTATAAAAATATTCATAACAACATACTATCACATAAGGTATAGATGTCAACTCAATAATTCCGGAAATGTATCTCTTACCAAGGTTTTTGTGATCTTGGAGTATTTCTTGTTTGCAAAGGTGGAGAGTTTGCCATCCTTTGCGGCGATCAAAATCTTTGCATCTTCGGCCGAAAGAGATTCAAGCATACCAATGAACCATCTTTCCTTTCGAATCTTCGAAAATTTTGCTTGCTTCGTACAATTTCCAATGTTTGCGAATACTCTTCCAATACTTACGATAGGAAACTTGGTCTCTTCATTCTCTTTGTATGGTGGAGCTCCTTCCGGAAAGGCCAATTCAATCTTATCGTTGTATGCAAGTTGAAGAATAGTCTTCACTTGACGATATGCGTTTCTTTTCAGATACGCAATTCTTTGATCTCGATCTTCGATCTTTTGAGCATTTGCGAAAACCTCGTGGGGCATAAGTGTAATTTTGTCTCTCATAATTTTTATTTATTGGTGAAAAATTCTTGTGCTGATTCGACCAGAAGGCCGCAACGGTTCGTGACTAGATAGTTAAGAATCTTATTGTTGTTTTTTCCGCTCTGTTCCCCTACCTGATTAATGACTTCCTCACGAATCTCGGCCGGCGTCTTCCGGAGATTGATCATCCATTCATTACGCTGATAGTTTCTCCATACTTCTTGATCCATGTGGTTCTGTAGGCTGTGACGATTTTCCCACCACTCGTCGATCTTCTTCGCACGAAGCGGAGTTTGTCTAAGTTCTTCGGTAAAGGTTTTGTCCGAACTCAAAACGTTTGGAACACCATCACTTGCATCACCCTTACAGATATGTTCAAACAGATAACGATGTGGATTCTCACAAGTCAAGAACTTGCGTTGAACCGGACTGTATTGTTTAACGTTTGAGAACTGTTGAAGTTGAAGAAAGTCTTTGTCGCCAGAGACAATCAATATCTCTTCGTGACGACCAAACTCCTGCAACTCCGAAACGAGTATTCCGATAATATCGTCTGCTTCCGCACGATCCACTGTGATTACTGGATAGGGAAAGTTTTCCTTGATCTCATCACGAACTATATTCACCATCGTGAAAAAGCTGTTCCAATCGAGACTGGATGTCTCTCGACTCTTCTTACGAGCAGCCTTGTACTCCGGAAAGATCTCCTTACGCCAAGAACTACTGTCACACGCAATGACCATACTTCCGTACTTATCGCGATTCTTTATGTTATGCATTCGTAACGAGTTAAGAATCATATGACGAACTACTCCCTGATCGAGTTGATCGGGATGTTTTTGGGAAAAAGCAGCCGCAACTGCAATACCACTATAATCTACTATAATCATGACACTAATGTATCACAAATGATCGTGTTTGTCAATATATTTCTATCATATTTCGAATTCTTTCAGCAAGAGATTCTGAAGACTGAGCCTCGGGATCTCCGTGTTTTAAAAGACTTCGAAGGTAATTATCTATCTCATGAAGTTGAGAGTAATAGTCTATCGCCTTAGTCGTCATTTCAAATTCTTCCCTTTCTTCCGGAAGATTGAATTCAAGCGTTGCTTTCATTTCTTTAGTACGTGTTTTCGGTGAATTTTTCCTCCCACAAAGGCGTTGTAGTATCTATCGGGTCTCAAAAGAACGTGGTTCGTCATCTGATACCACATTTCCCAATAAGACATCTCGCCTTTGGAGTCGCATAATCTCAATATTCTTCTTTCAAATCTCTCTCGGCCGGATTCTTCTACCAACATTTTGACCTCATCACTGGATCCAAAATAGTCTTGCCAATCCGATTCCTTTACAACCTTGCGTTTTCTCTTTTGCCCTTTAAGTGGTTGAAGTCTTCTTATACTAAAGAAGTTCTTCTTTCCGATATAACGCATATCATTGATTCTATCTCGTATCTCATAAACAAATCCAATTGCGTCTCCTCGGTCTTCTAGTTGAAATTTTTTATCATCATAAAGCCACATGAAGATATTTATTCATCTTCATCCGAAAGGAAATAACTTGGATCGTCAATATCGGGTGAACCACAAAATGGACAATAACAAGGAGTGTCTATCATTGGATGTCCAAACTCATCAACTCCATCATCGTCTCCAATGGTTGTCCATGCAACTTCAAACTCAGTTTTACAGTTACCACAAAAGAGTTTCTCGTGTCCAGCCATATCAACTCTCACACACCGCACAATTGTTAATGGAACGAGCAAGTTCCTGTGCTGGATTTGCGCTTCTTTGATAGTAGAGAGACTTGATTCCTCGTCTCCATGCGTAGATCATTAGATCATTCACTTCCTTTGGTTTGGTATCCGGCGGAATCATAATGTTCAATGATTGTCCCTGATCAATCGCCAATTGTCTATCTGCGGCTTGTGTTATAATTTCTTTTTGAGAGATTTCTCCAAAGGTTTTGAAGACATCTTTTTCGTCCTGTGTGAGTTCGGTAAGATGTTGAACCGATCCACCTCGTTTGAGAACACTCTTCCAAGCATCTTCTCCCAGACCCTTCTTGTTGAAGAGTTTTGTGAGATAAGGATTTCGGTAGGTGAACTTACCCTTTGCCAAATCCTTTACGAAATAGTTAGAGTTCAATGGTTCGATTGAAGGAGAAACCTGTCCCAGAATAAAAGAACTTGAAGTGGTGGGAGCGATTGCCATTGTTGTGGTATTTCGCAATCCATATCCAATCAAAAGTTCGGGTTCTCCGAGAAGGTTCGCAAGTTCCTTTGATGCTTCTCGGGTTCTCTTTGCGATTGTCTTAAAGATTCGATTGTTCTTTGTTCGAGCCGTGATTGACTCAAAGGGAATGTTATTCAATTGAAGATAGGAGTGCCAACCCAGAACACCCAGACCCAGAGCACGATGACGAATCGCAAAATTTCTTGGATGTTCCATAAACTCTACTCCTTCAGTCTTGTCAATAAACTCAGACATAACCGCATCAAGGAAATAGATCATCGTTTGAATCGCATCGGTCTCTACTAAATCGTCCCAACGTTCAAGGTTCAAAGAAGAAAGATTACACACAAAAGATTCGGTTGGATTTGTGGGCAACATAATCTCCGAACAAAGATTGGAGTTGTGAATCTGAATCTCCTTGTCCTTATAAACCTGCGGAGCACCCTTGTTTGCGTTGTCGGTGTAGAAGATGTAAGGATAGCCAGACTCAAATCTTTTCTTAATTACCTTACCCCAGATCCTTCTCTTTTCGGTGTCTCCGTCAACCATTGACTTCATCCACTCATCTTCCACACAAACACCAATTGAAAGATCTTGTATAGAATCACCATCAGAACGAATGTGAAGAAACTCCTCGATATCCGGATGATCAATCGGAAGATACGCCGCAAATGAGCCACGGCGAACATTCCCCTGTGATACATAGTTGACCAAAGAATCAAACACCGAGAGTTGATGGTGTACACCTGTCGCAGTACCACCCGAAGAGATCGGAGCGCCGCGATGACGGATGTCTCCGAAGTAACCGGATGTTCCTCCTCCCATCTTTGACATAATACCAACTTCTCCTACCTTGTAGAGAATGCCTTCCATACTATCAGGTATGAAAGAAGAGAAACAAGAGATCGGAAGTCCTCGTTCTCGTCCAAAGTTCGCCCAGATAGGAGATGACAGAGAATAGAATCCTTGTGCCATGTATCTCTCAAACTTAACCGCAAAGTCTTCAACACCGAGAATCTTCTCGGCGTGTTTTGCGATATCAAGTATTCTTTGTTTTGGCGACTCTCCTTCTAGGAGATATCCTCTTTCAAGGAAAAGTTTCGCTTCATCATTTAGCCAGTAATAATCATTCATATTAAAATAAGTCGTCTTCGTCAAAGGATTGGTTTTTCTTAGAGTATTCGGTTGGTCGAGAGTGAAAGAAGTCTGTCATATTGTTACCATGCAACTCCTCTTCAAACCAAAGAGTGTGTTCCAATAATGATTTATCAACTTCAAGAGGCGTCCCAAATCCGATCTGATCCAAAGAATCATTGATGCGATTACGAATAAACTCTTTGAGAATGTTCGCGTTGAGTCCTTCTTCTTTATATCCATTGACCATCCAGTCAACGATCTTGGCCTCTGCCTTGTATGCCTGATTGGCTTCGTCAAGGATTCTTTCCTTCAACTCATCATCAAACAACTCGGGCATCTCTTCGCGAATCGTGTTGATGATTTTGATTCCGATCATACCATGAATGTTCTCTTCGTTTCTCGTGTACTTCACTTGCTGATCCGTATCCTTCAGAACATTCTTGAATCGAGCAAACCAATTGATGATGTAGAACTGTGAAAACAAAGAAACATTCTCTACAAAAAGCGTAAAAAGAATGAGGGCATAAAGATATTGTTTCTTGGAATCCTTGTAGAATCTGTGAGTGTACTTCTTGAGATACTTGACACGACCTTGAATCCACTCAAGTTTCATGTTCTCCTCGAAGATGTCTTCCATGTCAAGAACTGTCAAGAGTCTCTCATAAGCATTGTTGTGAATCACTTCGATGTTCGCCATCACATATCCCATATCGGATAATGACGGGTGTGGTAGATTCTCACCAAGTTTTGCCCAAAAGGTTTTGACCGCAACCTCGATCTGGCCAATTGCCGAAAGAGTTCTTACGATAATCTCTTGTTCCTGTTCGGTGAGCTCAGTTCGAAACTGATGGATGTCAGACTTAAAGGAGAACTCCTTGTCAGTCCAAAAACCGGAATGCATTGCTTCCATGAACTCCTCAGTCCAAGGATATCGATTAGGTTTGCGTGTAATTTGTTCTTCGAAGATTGTAGACATAGATGGTACGTTAAATTTGTAGATAGTTATACTATAAGAAAAACGGCCGAAAGTAAAGACAATTTTTACTCGTTGCTCGCTTTTCTTCGTATAGATCTTAACGCACCTGTTTCTTCGTCTCGAAGTACAATCGTAGCATTGCGATTTCTTACCGCATATTTGTATATCTCAAATTGTTTTTCATCTTGGAGGTTGAGATATTTCGACCAACGTTCAAACTTATTTCTACCTGTCGAAAATCGACGAAAGACATCGCTCGGAACATCGAAGTCTTTGTATTTTTTCTTCGAAGCACCCAATGGGCGATCCGCAATTGCTACTGATCCTGTGGTAGTCTGATCCGCGATCATCTAATAATGTCCTCCTGTGTTACGTAAATGGTTTGGTTTGTTCGGTGATGGTGTGCTTTGAACACCGGCAGATCGAATATACGACCCACCGGCGCTGATTCCGAGATTGTGACCCAAGTGTCCTGTTTTGCTAATATTTCTCCGGTCTTGGGTAATGCGATATCGCGGCCTAACGCATATTTTCCTTCTTCTATATTTCCTCCCTCATCGAGATACCACTCGTTGAGTCCTTCTGCTTCACACTTGTGTGGGTTAAATCCGGAAACTTCTTCAAGGATCTTGCCGATCTTTCGATCCGACATTCCAGTTTCCTCTTTAATGAGATATAGTGCTGCGGCATAGGAGGCCAAAGTTGATTTACCAAATGGTACTTTATTGAGAAGTCTTTTAAGATTAAAGACGAGTTTATGAAAAGTATTATACGCCCCCTTCTCTTCGGATGTTTCAGGTTTCTTTAACTTCTTTCCATTTTCATCTACAATGCCCAACTCATAGGCAGTCGTCTTATTCCAAGGTGTGGTAAGAAGTCGTAGAAAACGAAGGGCGTAAAAGAAATCTCCAGCGCGAAGTAGTGACATTATAAGTTTTTTAGTTTGTTTGCGATATTGACATCCACACCGACATTTTGATATTGGTGAGATGTTATATAGTTAAGATATATGAGAAACGTTTTCAATGCGGGCCAGAGTTCGTCGTCGATCCGATAGAACATCATACGAGTCGCGGCCTTTATATCAAACACATTATATATTGAAATTATGTGATTTAAAACCAGTCGTTCCTGAATGATACCTGTTTCTCGGTATCGCCTCAGTAAACGAATGATGTATTTGAATCGTGCCAAATCCTCATGAAAATCCTCGATTGATAAACAACATGGATTTTCATAATATTTAGCAGCATATAGTTCAAAGTTCTTATTATTTAGATCATCAAATAACTTCATAGTCGAAGTTATTTATCATTTATTCTCTGTCGCCCGCAATAACTCCAGCAGTTTCGTCAACCAAACCACCAACGAGACCGATACCGCCTCCAATGACTTTTCCACTACCTTCGACAATCTTGCCGGTAGTTCCAAGTACAACATTGAGACCCTTATCTGCATCTCCGGTGATACTGCCAACAATGCGTCCACCACCAGAAACAGCAGAGGTACTCATTGAATGACCAGTGTCGTATGCAACACGAGATGTGCCGCAACCGCTAAGAACTAGAGCAAAAGAAATAATAAAAATTTTAGATATTTTCATGTGCGTAGGGTTATGGTATTATTATTAGAAAGTCGTGATACATCGTTCTACATCTTTTTCATATCTACAATAACCGAAGCCATATCTCCTATTGCAAAGGAGACAGATCCATCTCGATTGTAGAGAAAGAACTTTACACCACTCTTAACATTATCTTTTGCAAGCGTAATCTTTTCGACACGAGCTTTTCCAACAACTGTTTTGTTACGAGTTACGGTGAATTCTCTGTAGATGAGTTCACCATCTTTGTAAATATCAGCCTTTGCGATAGGAGTATCATAAGCGATAGCGATCTTGTCACCCTTCTTCAGTTCGTTGAAGATTTTGAGTCTTTTCTTCGGATCCATACTCTTGGGTCTTTCTTCAAGAGTTTCTTCCTTGACAGACTCCTTGTACATATTCAACTCATAGCTTTTACCTGTGTTGTAAACCTGTACTTGAATCGCTCCACCCTTACCTTTGAGACGATAGGAGTTAGTCTTTCCCGTCGAAGGGCGTTTTGGGCCCATTGCAACATTAGTCATAATCTCTTCAGGATCAACTTCGACTTTCAACTTCTTCTTTGCAAAGTCATAGGCGTGTTGCATTGCAGTAGAGAAATCCTTGTGATAGATTTCGTATCCGGTTGCAGACTTGGCCTCATCAAGTGTCTCTTCCTTCATAGGAAATCCGACATTCTGTTTCTTATTCGACTTAACGACCTTGAGTGTCTTCTTATCTTTGATTGAGATCGGAGGGCGTTCAGAGGATGCGATAATTCTTTCGGCACCCTTTTCATTCGATGCAGTACCAACTACCTTATTCTTGTCAGCAGTGTCGATAACAATAAAAGGTTCTTTCATCTCTTCGATGGATTCCTTCTTCTCGTCATCAGCTTTCCAACCAGCGTCAATAGCGTCGTAGAATTCCTTTTCCTTATCTCCGGAAAGTTCGGCAGGAGACTTGACACCGAACTTCTTCAACATTCCCTGAAAGAACTTTCGGTATGCTTCTTTGTCACCCTTTACGTCCTTATCCGCACCTTCTTCCAAACCAGCCTTTTTCCGAGCAGAGTAGTAAGCGGCAAGTGCCATTTCCTTACGTTCTTCTTTACTCTTACCCTTGAACTGAGGAGCGTCGGACTTAATAAAATCTTCGATCCACTCACTGGCGTCTGCCTTTGGATCAAGTTTTTCTGTGTAGACTTCCAAATCCTTGAGATGAAGATCTTTGAAGTCTTTTTCACCCTTTGCGGTTGGTTCATCGACTTCTTTTACGTTCTTCTTCTTTTCGGTATGAACCTTAACGTCCTTTGTGTGGAGATCTTTGAAATCTTTCTCTCCCTTGGCCTTTGGCTCGTCAACCTCTTTTACATTCTTCTTTTCAAGAATGGATGTGACCGAGGCCAGTAAATCTTTTGATATGTCTTGAATATTCATTGA